GAATATTTTAGTACAGATTACATGCGGTACAGGAAGATGAAATCCGCAGATGTATACAAGTTCTGGACCGTTTTACAAAATTCACCGAGTGAAAGATTTAAACCTTCATTCATAGACACTTTATTGGAAAGAATGTCTATGCGATTGAGTGGTCTCATTCGTAAGGCTCCCACGACGAAAGAAACTATGGTGGTGTATAGGGGGGTGAAGGATAGCTTCTTCACGGCTGATGATTTCAAAAAGAAACCGAATGCGAATGAAGTATTCATAAATAAAGGATTCGTCTCGACGAGTTTGGTTCCGATGGTGGCGCGTGATTTCACTGAAGGTTCGTGTTGTTTCAAAGTTATAACTATCCTTCCTGGTACGAGGTGTTTATCCCTATATGGTCTTTCTCAATATTCAGAACATGAACTATTACTCAACAAGAATACTAAATACATCATACGTGATAAATATGTCGCTCATTTACCGAATAGTATTAAACATTCTTACCAGGTGAACGTTGGTACCCAAGATATCAAGATGACAGATATAGTCATTGGTTAAAGTTGTGGCTATGGAGAAGGCTGCGAAAGGTGAAAAGGTGTATTACAAAAATGAAAGAAACCCTTCGAAGTTTATTTCATTTTTGAAGAATCGTCTTCTCATATGGAAAAAGAATGCATGAAAAGACAGAGGCGCTTCTTCAGGCGTATAAAGATGAGGGGCATGATGTATAATATATGGACCGTGTGAAGCAGCTGGAGATGATTCAAAAAAAGGCGAGAGAACTTTTCGAGAAAAAGAATGCCGACTATGGGGATGCTTTTGCTACATATGGTATCGTGGGAGTCCTCGTTCGTATTCAGGATAAGATTCAAAGATATCTCAATGTGTCCCGTAATTCCGTGACTCTAGTTGGTGATGAAACTATGTATGACACGTTGATCGATTTGCACAACTACGCAGCCATGGCAATAATGTGTGCTGAATAGTAGTATGGATAGGGAACTCTTAAAAATATTCGGAGCAGCGGCACTCGCTGATGCAATCATCATTTTTGAAGCGTATAGGGCTATAAAGAAAAAGCTCGTGAAGGATGTATAATGACCCTCCTGGTGAAACGACTCAACGAACACGCCACACTCCCCGCTCGTGGATCACCCTTGGCTGCTGGATATGACCTTACCAGTTCAGAAGATGTCAGTATTCCTAAGGGTACTCGTGGACTCGTCGGTACTGGCATTGCTTTTACGGTTCCTCACCAGACATACGGACGCATTGCACCTCGTTCGGGTCTGGCTGTGAAGAAGGGTATCCAGGTTGGTGCTGGTGTTATAGATCGTGATTATACAGGTGAGGTGAAGGTTGTCCTGTTTAATCATGGTGATGAAGATTTCGAGATTAAAAAGGGGGATAGAATCGCTCAACTCATCATCGAAAAGATTGAGATGCCTGAGGTAAAACTAGTTGATGAACTTTTGGACACCCAACGAGGTGAAGGTGGATTTGGATCCACTGGAATTTAGTCCTAAGTAGCGTTGTAAAACCATATTTTCAATATATAGAGCTATGCTTGAATATACATCATTAGATGGAATCATTATAAAAATTGGCGAAAATGCAAAGGAGAATACTTTATTAACTGTTTCGAGTGATCCTAATCATTGGTGGATGCATACATCTGAGTGTCCCGGTTGTCATGTCGTCATATGTGATGAAAGTGATGAGCTACCCAGAGAGACTAAAAAGGATGCCATGATACTCACATTACATCACAGTAAGTCTTCTGATAATAAAGTTGTTGTGTCGAGGATTGAATCAATCATACCCACACGACAGATGGGTAAAGTATTAGTATCAAATAGAAATATACACACCATGAAAAGGGATTTGTGTCGTCTGGAAAGGGTATTAAAAACAAGACGCAAAGTAAAAGTATGAATCATCAGGATTGGAATCCCATCGTCATTCATGGTAAAACTACACCACCGAAACGAGAACATCGAGAGGTGACACGGGAGCAAAAATTAGACCGTGAGGAATTGGGTACTCATAAAAAGGTGTCCCATAGTATGGGTAGTATGATTCAACAAGGACGCATCGCCAAAGGGTTTAAAACTCAAAAGGATTTAGCTTTGGCGGTGGGTGTGAATGTGAGTATCATTAACGCATATGAATCAGGTAGGGCAATTCCAGATCCTAGTATTCTTCAAAAATTAAGGCGTATACTGGGAGTTAAATTATAATGATGATTAATTACCAAATGCGACACCAGCCATACCATTCTTGATACGAAGAATGTTATAGTTGACCGCATAGACGCGATGGAGTTGGTTGCCACCAGTTGGGTTTTTGAGTACGAGTTTTGCGTTATCGATACGAGAGAAGTTGAGGGAGCCTGTGGGTTGCATCTTGCTCATGGTGAGACAGAAGGGCCATGAATAAACTGGTAAATCATCGATTATACTATCTGGTAGATCTGTGCAGTGCATCTCATGCACTACGTCATGGTGATATGTAGCTGTCGTATCCTCGAAAAGTGCTGTACCGTTAATATAGAGTGATGATGTATCAAATGTGTATTCAGTGTCCCAGTTATTACTCGTGGCTTTACCAGAGACGACGTGGAGAGATTTTACGGGGTGATTGAAGTAACTCAAATCGATATCCGTATTGGTGTTGGATGCGAGTTGATATTGGGTCTGTGTGATGAGAAGTTCATGTTCATTATCAGTAAAAAATTTACGCTCGTCTGTGTCGAGATAAATGTAGGTACCATAAACCTTGGGTGTGTCGGTTGGTAAATACCCATCGCGACACTTGACACGAACTTCGACGTTGTGATACTGGAGTGCGACGAGGGGAAGAGCCTTGGTCCAATCCTCACCGAAAAAGAATGGAATCATGTAATAATTTCCAGAGTGATTCTGTTTACGAGTGTTTGTCGTGACGGCGAATGAAGCTTTAGCTGAAGAGTCTCGCATGAGAGGATTGTGAACACCTTGGATAAAGAGGGAATCTAATTGTGTCACCATTTGACCACCGATCCAGAGACTAAACTCTGTGGGATTAGCGGCGGTGTTGGAGTAGAGTCCACGTGGATTATCCTGAACGCCTGAGATACCACTCGCCTCGATCCAGATGTAGCTCATGAGGTCACCCTTCGAACGAATAGGGATGGTAATTTCGTTATTGGCTCCAAAGGTACCGATGTAATCCATGCGTTCAGGTTTCATGGCGAAGTTTGTGTAGCGCTTGTAATTTTGTCTGAAGAAACTGACTTGAGGGGAACCTGTGATATAAGCATCCTGGGCACCCACTGACACGAGTTCAATTAAAGCGGCTGACATTTTATTTATAAATGATATTAAAAATTTGACTCGTTCTATACATATGGTGGTATTCCAAGCTCTCACTTGGGAGGCCCGCGACGTCGATGATGATCATCTCATCAGTATTTTGGGAAAGACTGAAAATGGTAAATCTGTGTGTGTGACGACTGTATTGGAACCTTATTTTTTCATAAAACTACCTAGGGGTACAACTAATCAGGATGTAACCGTACTCTATAATGAAATCAATAAACTCAGACCAAATATGGTGACTGGATATTCACTTGTACAGAAGAAGGATGTTTGGGGATTCCAAAATAATGAAATGTTTGCCTACATGCGACTCGAATTTAGAACACTCGCCAATCGTAGAAAAATTAATTCACTTTTTGCTTATAATAGTGAATTCAAAAAATATCATGTATATGAATCTAATATAGATCCTGTCCTGAGGTTTATGCATAGAACGGGGATCCAGTCTACAGGGTGGCTTGATACAGGTAATGCGTGTGTGAGATCCCACCTCGCCAAGGTGGATATCGACCTATGGTGTAACGATTGGAAAACACTCAAACCAGTAGATCGTGATGATATCGCACCATTCGTGGTGGCATCGATCGATATAGAGTGTAATAGCTCTACTGGGAAGTTTCCAAATCCAGATGTAACCGAGGATGCCTGTTTCCAGATTGCCATTTCATTGTGTACATTTGGTAACGACGAACCGTATGAAAAGATTTGCCTCTGTTACAAGGATACGGATGGTCCGGATGTCGTGAGTTATTCCACTGAGCGTGACATGCTGGAAGCTTTTCAAAAATATCTTCATACGAAGGATGTGGATATCATCACAGGTTGGAATATTTTTGGGTTTGATCTTGAATATATTTATAAGCGTGCACTTTTGACTGGGTGTCATGAAGAATTTTTCAATTTAGGGAAACTACATGAACCTCATAGTGAACTCTTAATTAAAAAATTGAGTTCGAGTGCATTGGGTGATAATTTTCTCAAACTCTTACCCATGTCTGGTCGATTTATTTTTGATCTTTTCCATGAGGTGAAAAAGGGATACAAATTGGACTCTTATAAACTAAATGAAGTCTCCAAGTTGTATCTGGGTGATCAAAAGATTGACATGTCCCCAAAGGAAATGTTCGCGCGATACAAAGAGGGTAATTCTAAAAAATTAGGTGAGGTGGCTGAATACTGTATCAAGGATACCATACTTCCTCATAAACTTTTGAAGAAGATGTGTATACTCTTGAACCTTTTGGAGATGGCCAAGGCTACATGGGTTCCTCTGTGTTTTCTGGTGGAGCGTGGGCAACAAATCAAGGTTTTCAGTCAACTCACAAAAAAGGCGCGAGAACTCGGATACATGGTACCCACCATAAAGTATGGTGCTCTACCGGAAGAACCGTATGAGGGTGCCACCGTTTTGGAAGCGCACAAGGGGGCGTATTACACACCCATCACTGCACTCGATTTTGAAGCACTATATCCATCCATCATGATGGCACATAATCTCTGCTATTCCACTCTCGTCATGGACGAACGCCGGTATGGAAATATACCGGGTATCAACTACGAGACATTTAAAATTGGTGAAAAGGTGTACAAGTTTGCACAAGGAGTACCGAGTCTCTTACCGAGTATCCTACTAGAATTGAAACAATTTCGTAAAAAGGCTAAGAAGGATATGGCCAATGCCACTGGGTACATGAAGGAAGTGTATAATGGTAAACAATTGGCTTATAAAGTCTCTATGAATTCTGTATATGGTTTCACGGGGGCGGGTAAGGGTATACTCCCATGTGTACCCATCGCCTCTACCACGACTTGTAGGGGTAGAAGTATGATTGAAGAGACGAAGAAATATGTAGAAGAGCATTTTCCAGGTGCAAAGGTGCGTTATGGAGATACGGATTCTGTGATGGTTGAATTTGATGTTGGAGAGCGTACGGGTGTAGAAGCTATCAAGTATAGCTGGGAGTTGGGGGAGCGCGCGGCAGCTGAGTGTAGCACCCTCTTCAAAAAGCCGAATAACCTTGAACTCGAAAAGGTGTATTGGCCGTATTTTCTTTACTCAAAAAAACGATACGCAGCCAAATTGTGGACAAAGGGTAAGGATGATGAGATGCACATGGACTACATAGACATCAAGGGGCTCCAGGTGGTACGACGCGATAATACACCCCACGTGAGAGAAGTGTGTAAAGAGCTATTAGATGTTGTACTCACATCGAACGACCCGGGACCACCTAAAGAATTGGCCAAGGAGAGAGCATTAGAACTTCTCTCTGGTGATGTCCCTAATGAAAAGCTCATTCTGAGTCAATCACTCGCGGATTCATATAAGGTGAAGGGTCAGGCGGTGTCCATCACGAGTCCAGAGAGTGTTGATATCAATCAGTCACATGTACAGGTGGTGGTCAAGATGAGAGAGAGGAAACCTGGGTCCGAACCTCAATCTGGTGATAGAGTTCCGTATATACTCACGGACACCGGTGATCCCAAAGCGAAGGCGTTTGAAAAATCAGAAGATCCCAAATATGTTGAGGAAAATAACATTCCGGTGGATTACATGTATTATTTTGAAAATAAATTCCTCAATCCGGTGTGTGACCTTCTCGAACCGTTATTTGATGATCCCAAAAATGAAATTTTCGGTGACATTATTTCAAAAAAGAAAAAGGTTGATTCGGGACCAGGACTCAGTACCATGAAGAAGGGACAACTCATGGAGGAGTGTAAACGGTTGGGTCTCGATGATAGTGGTAAGGTGGCCGATCTCAGAGAGAGGATTAAAGAATGTAGAAAGGGTCCTTCTGTGTCGGATCTATTTAAAAAATATGATGCCAAGTATAAGTAAGTATGAGTCTACAGGATAAAATTACTGAATTGTTTGAGGAAGAATTGAATTTACGACTCGTAGAATTAATGAATGAGTATGTCATTCTCATATCAAAAAAACACGGCATCTCACTCGATATACTATTGAAGGATATACCAAAAACAGTCAGTGGTAAAATTTGTAAGGGTGTGAGGAATGATGGTAGGCGTTGTACACACAAAGGTATTCACGATGGATATTGTGGAATGCATGTGACTCAAAATATAACATTGAAGTGTGTACCTATTAATAGAATAGGTGGTCATACCCATGGACCAGATAAAATGTTTGTTGAAGGGTGTCCAGAATGTTCATTTTCAAAGGAACTTATAGATTTGAATTCACTATTCAATAATGAGCAAAACTGATATCCTACTAACATCCATAAATAATTTTTATAATCAAGAGGAAAGCAGAACTAAATTATTGACGATTTTAAACAAAACTGGTGGTATTTCACTTCGTAACTTGGAGTGGTTCATCACGAATTACGCAAAGAGGAATAATACGACATTTAAAACGAGTGATGGTAAATTATTTACGGTACATTGTGCGTATAAATCAAGTCTAGATGGATATAGTAAAAAATTATTTGATCCCTTTTGTAGATCTGAAAAATTTGTGTATGTCATACCTGGTACGGGTCAAAAAATATATACGACATTGGCACAATTAAATTTTATAAAATGGTGTATAAAAAATGACATTATAGATTATATCATTAATAATAAAACATCTCTATTTAATAAGCAAGTGACATGAATCCACCTTCAAAATTAAATGTTTGATAACCAGTGTAGTACATGTGCATAGAATATACTTTACTCGTGTCTTTTAATTTCACTTCAATGTTCGTCTTGTCTGATTTAATTCGACTAAAATCCAAGTTTCCCGATGGTTCCACATTTATTGGATTCATCGAGAAACTATATGTGTATATATTGCGTATGGGTCTCGCTAGTCGGTGTCTAAATGGTATGAGATATTTATAATACGAGTGATTTGTGTTTGTAACATTTGGAAGTTTATTACCATTTATGTAAAAACTTGCCGAGTCCATGACATTATAGAAGAATGTTCCCACCTCATCAAACACCACATTTGAAGAAAAATTGAAACGATTATAAAATTCAGTAGTGTCATCTTCAAATTTTTCATTCCTAAAAAACCAATGTAAGCATTTGACGGGTATACTCGGTACGAGATTGTTCACCACGGAATCCTTTCCGAGAACACTCTTTATACTAGGATGTTTTCTGACTAGATCGGTAACTAACACCTGTTTATTATTCGTCATAAAGTTTCTCTCTTCGGGTGAAACAGTAATCTCCTCTGTAATGAGATTGAATGATTGTAGTTGAATAGTATTTGTATTAGATGTGAAAAAACTCTGATTATGAAATTCTAATTCGAAAATAATTTTCTGTCTGTGAATGGCACATAAAGGAAAGTATGGGCGATTGGGTTGATTAGAACTATATTCATCACTGGCATATTTTCTAGAAAAGAAGAAGTGAATTGGAATCATGAGCTGCGACTCTACGGTGGCCGCATTTGTAAAAATTTTAGAATCATCATAGCCTAAATTTCGATTCAATAAGAAATTATTAGCAATCTTCTCACTCATCTCTAGATATATTTCATCATATATAACACTCCAATCATCATGAACCTTTTCCACCTCTATGTCATCCACAAACATCGTGGCACTCTTTAATATATGTCTACCGAGTTGGTCAGGGTATTCACCAGGACCCACTGGGGGCATCTTTATACTCAACCACATGTTAGTGAGTAAATCACCCATGTTTTGGGGTCTAAATTCGATTTTAATCGTTTGACTAAATGGCCAACCGGGAGTATTTCCATTATTCACAATATTATGTACTCTATGATACTTTCTAAACTCGGAATGTCTTTTTCGATTGCAATGAAAAAAAGTGTCATTTGGTTCTTTGGACAACAAATGAGTATCCTGCTTTCCAATAGCCTTGAGGGCTATACGAGAAGCTTCACCCATATCTATCTACTACTCACATATTTTTAAGATCCATTTTCCACATCGTGATGTGACTCGTCTTGGCTAATTCCTCAAGATCTTCCCTCGCCTGTTTCGCCTCCTCCATGAGTGCCGTGACGCGCTCAGCTGTATACTCAATCGTCTTGATGTTGAGTAGATAGTCCCACCCCCCATCCATCTTTGGAAAAAAACGAGACATCTCAGCCTCGAGATCTACACGCTTCTTTTTGAAAATCACCAAGTCCCCTTCGATGACCATAGAGACAAATTTCGATTTGTGGTTACATACATTGAATCGTTTTTCAAGTACTTGCATCAGGTGTGTCTTTCTCCTTTTGTAATGTTCTAGACGAAGTTGAACAAAATCGGAAAGAATTTCCCCCGGACTCATATACTTATGGATACCCTTCGTGGGGTGAAAGAGATGCATGTTTGTCGTGTGAAACGCCTTTTTTAGTTTAAGATCTTTGACGATATCCTTACCTGTATAACCCATGATTTCAAAATGAACATCTTCTGTCGTACTATTATTGATATAGCCATCAATCGTCTTTTTTTCCGTGAGTGTATCCAGATATTCCTTATAATCCTGTGTCCATCTCCCAGGTGGAAGTTCGGTCACTATAATCTTGTCACCCTTCACCTGCCACACACCAAATGCGTTCCAAGTACCATCCTCCACCTTTGTCATGGTACCTTTGAACCCCCTAAACCATGGAGACATTTCATGGAGTGTCTCACCACACAGTAATCGTCTGATGTTATCCTTGATGTCCCTTGGATTAAAAGGTGGTACATAACAACTGAATCCAGTACCAATACCCTCTGTACCATTCACGAGTACGAGTGGAAGTGTGGGCATGTAAAATGTGGGTTCAATCGAACGCCCATCATCCTCGAGGTATTCGAGGATGGCGTCATCTTTAGGGTCGAATAATTTACGAGTTTCTTTGGAAAGTTTCGTGAAAATATATCTCGTCTGAGATGCATCCTTACCACCCATGAGTCTCGTACCAAACTGACCACACGGCTCCAGGAGATTTATATTATTGGATCCCATAAAATCATTGGCCAATTTGACAATGGTATCAGCCAATGATACCTCTCCGTGATGATACGCACTTTTTTCAGCTACATACGCGGCTAGTTGCGCCACTTTCATCTCATCATGAAGATTTTTATGAAAACACGCGTACATAACCTTGCGTTGTGAAGGTTTGAGACCATCTGCCACGTGGGCAATAGAACGCTTGAGATCGGCCAGACTGAAATTTACCATATCCTTGTGAATAAAATCTGAAATGCCGAGTTGTTTTACATTCCCATATGGCACCTCGAGTTCACTCGGTTGCTTTAGGGTATTTTCGAGTAGCCACGATTTTCTGTCATCAGCCTTTTTTTTGTCGAAAGCCAACACAATTGATGCATCTGTATTCGTATCGACATTAAACTTTACCGTCAGTTCCTGAATCTTTTTGAAATACTCCCTCGCCTCCGTGGATGTGGAAGTACCCAGACCCTTGTAGTACTTAATCTTCCACCCAGGTTTACCAGTGGCGTACCAGTCACGAAAAGTTGAATCAGTGTAGAATGATTTCATCTCAGATCCCTTTGTCGCTTTGATTATAGGTGTCACCATACTCACGAGAAAGTTACATTCGAGAAGACTCGGCCAAAAATAATGAATCATGTTGAGTATGAGACCTTTTATATGACTCCCATCGTTATCAGCATCAGTCATGATCATGAGACGCCCATAACGAAGTTCAGAAATATTTTTATACTCTTTTCCTTGTTGAAGACCCAAAATTTTTTTGAGATCATTAAATTCTTGATTCGATGTGAGTTGAGAGACTGAAACATCCCTCACATTTTTACATTTTCCACGAAGAGGAAAGACACCATAATAATCTCTACCCACGACTGAGAGACCAGCCACAGCTAGAGTCTTTGCAGAGTCACCCTCGGTGATTATGAGTGTACATTTTCCAGATTGTGTGGTACCAGCTTTATTCGCGTCGTCGAGTTTTGGAATACCCGTGATTTTTGATTTTCTGGAACCATCAGACTTTTTGAGTTCCTTTAGCTCCTTAAACTTCGAAAGTGCCAATAGCTCTTCTTGAATACCAGTCTTGAGAACATTTTTTATGAATGTTTTTGGTGGCTCAAACTTGCTCCCGAAATCTTGTACCTTTAGGGTACACTCAGACTTCACCTGACTAGAAAATGTTGGATTCTCGAGTGTAGCCTTCACAAAAAGTGTAAATGTATTTTTTACCTGTTGTGGCTTCAATTTTATTTTTTTAGCCAAATCTTCAATGATACCCGAAGCAGTCAGAGACGCGATATAATCCACGTGAGTTCCACCCTTTGTTGTACAGATACCATTGACGAATGAGATGTGCTCCAGGCCATTTTCAGATGGCCCGATACACACGGTCCACCTATCACACGAAGCCATATATACCTGGTCTATACCCTCATGCATCTTGGCATACACATCAAAATTTTGTTTGGGAAGTAATTCACCGTTAAACTTCACCTTACAATTGGTTGTCGTACATATATTGGCATCCCAAACTCTCTTTTGAAAGATGGTATAAATGGCATCATCCATTTCATTCATTCCAAATCGTTTCCAATCTGGAATGAATGTAATAGACACAGATGAAGTGGCTCCAGAATATTTTTTTATCTTTGGACTGTCACAGGTTGTCATGTTATTCATCCACTTTTGGGTATACATCTGTTTCGTCTCGTGATCCTTGATACAAATGGAAAATTCTGATGAGTATATGTTTGTCAACTTGGCACCATACCCATTTCGACCACCCACGATTCTTTTTTTGGAATCATCATAGTTTGTACTCGTGAGTAGATGCCCGAATGTAAGTTCTGGATTCCATACACCTTCCTTTTCATGCATACGAACACCTATACCACCCAAAGGACCATTATTTTCAATAGACACTGAACCCAATGATTTATCGATGTGTACAGAGATTGTTGTGACATTTTTCGGGTACATGGAATTACGATCGATGGCATTAACTAAAATTTCATCAAAAATCTTCAAGAGTGCTGGGGAGTACTTGATGTTTTTCTTGACGAATTGTTCATCTTTTAAAATCCAATAGGGTTCGATGTTCAGTTCGACAGGTCCAACATAGGAGTCAGGTCTCTTGAGAATATGTTCGATGTGTGTAAGCTTTTCGATAGTTTCCATCTTTCTCGATAGATGGAATGATTCTTTTCTCTACTTAGGTTAGAAAAGTCATGTATATCTATCTTTTCATAATAATTGGAATTCTCATGTTAATCATGCAGAATCGGTCGAGGGGTGTGAATGCATCCATAGATAAATTGGTAAAACAATCGGCAAAATATGCCATCACCGCACAACAGGATGCCTCACCGGTGATGTCCGTGCGTCACGGTAATTACGCGGCGGCGTATGTTCATGCATTGAGTGATATAGCCACCGATGCACAGATACACAATGTCACCGGGATTGATGTGAAAAAATTCAAGGAACATATTTTCAACGTGCAGGAGATGACCACGAAAAAAACTATTGACAAATTTCCCGATTTTGCGGGAAAATCTGATGTGTACCTCTCAGAAATTATAAACAACACCTAAGTAAGCGGATTGTATCATAAAAGTCATCTTTCAAAATGGAAATCATTCACGACGACATCTGGAAACAATGCCTCACCGATGCGATGAAAATGTATCGCGTCGGTGAAGCAAATGACAAATGCTTCAAATTAGCGAATGCCACCTGGATCATGAAGATGAAATACAAAGAGGCTAGTAAAAGGAAGGATACACATAAAGTTCTCATAATCGATAAACCACCGGAGGTTAAAACTGAACATAGAGTACCAGTTAAAAAATTGTGCAGTGCAATCACTATGTCTGGTAAACCATGTTCATTCAAAGCTGTGTGTGACGGATTCTGTAAAAAACATAATGTCACAGGTATAATGAATTTGGGTAGTAAGGTGAATTTGAACAAAATAAAAATAGAAGATTAGAATATGTTAGATCAAGATAGTCTCAGACCTGTAATAATAGCGATGGCGCTTTATATCACCATACATATTCTTCTTCCAAAAATTATCAAGAAGCCAACCGGTGTTCAAATAGTAGATGATCTGGTCATGACGAGTATCGCTCAGCGAAATTCACTCATGAGTGGAACCACCCTCATCGGTATCATCACCTTCGCCACCGGTTACATTCAGAATGAATTCTTTTAGTGTAGATTCCTTCGATACCACATTCCTCGTGTGTGCATGATTCATAAATCTCACCCTATTATCATATGCATGTCGCATAAACGCCAATAATTGTTCAAAATTTGGATTTCCCCAGACCATTCCCTTTTTGAATAAAAAGTCATCGTTGGGTATCTCTTGAAGTTCACAGTTTATTGTGTACGGTGTCTCGATGTATTCAGGAGCTGCACCGTAGTCTGTGATGATGACTGGTTTGTTTCTCACGGCAGCCTCTATAGCACCCATACCAACCCCTTCCGAATGTGAAAAACTCACATAACAATCACATCTATCGTGGAGTTGACTCATCTCTTCTTCCGAAATGAGTTCGTTTATCACCTCTACACGAGGAAGTTTGATGGTGACTGGTTGGTTACATGTGGCTTTCACGACGAGTCTCGTATTTGGTTCATTCAATCGTATGAATGCCTGTAAAACATCATTAAACTTTTTCCTATTATCCATGACATTACCTATATGATAAAATGTATATGGTTTTTCAGGAGGAGTGGGAATGTGCGCATGAATAATGTAAAAGTCATTATCAGGAAATTGTCTAGACAGCACCCGTTTACAAAATTCACTCGGTACAGCCACTCTCTTGAATCTATTCATGATGAGACTATAATTTTCATGAACCGTCTCAGTCTCGCATATAGTCATACACGCTAGATTTTTAACTCTAGTCTGAACATACTCTATATAATCTATATGAGTCTGGATGGGTAACAAAAATATGAGTGCATGTTCAGTGTCTGGGAGAGTATCACCTATGAAATAGTATTTACATTCAGGGAAAAGATGAACATATTTCTTTGCCATATTCCCAATTCCTGTATTTAAATTTGGACCGATTATGATCATTTTGTTTAAAGATAATCTTACCTTTATATATAGTATCATGGATTCTCTACGCAAAGAAATTGAAGATGAACTGAAACGCACCCGTCTCGATAAGACTCGTCTCTATAATCTCCTTCTCAGGATAGTTGATTCTGGTGGGGCGGTGGGTCCCCAAGGTCCCCAAGGTCCCCAAGGTCCCCAAGGTCCCCAAGGTCCCGAGTGTGTGTGTAAGTGTGTTTCCAAGGAGGTGTCTAAAAAGACACCCACCACCAGGAAGAAGGTTACAACTGTGGTGTAGATTTATTGACCCACCATATGAAACCACCAAATAAAGAAGTGAGTATAGCTATCAACAATCCGAAAGAATATTTCTTTGGTTTTTCCTCCGGGGGTTTATCTGGTAATTTTTGTACATTTTGGTTGAGGGTGTCAATCTTTTTAATGAGTATTTCCAATGCTTGAAGAATCTGAAGTTCTCTATCTTTTGGTTTCTCTTTGACATTCACCGTTGTTATCTCGAGTATCATGTACCACTTAGCATCCGGTTGGAGCTTGACGTAGTCATTGTCGTCTTGCTGCTCGAATATTTCAAAATGTAGCTTTTTAATCGATATGGGGTTAAAATAATTCGTCTTTCTTGCGAAACTTCGCCATTGTTTGTCACGGAGGACCACCCCGTTACTCCCAGTAAAATGTCTCTCTAACGGTACCCGTGCGAATATTTGCCCATGACGCTCATCTAAGAGTTGAGCAACCTTGGGCACGTCAGGGCACACGATATCCACAAACTTGGCGATGTCCGTGTTGAGGTTTGAATTGTTTTCACCTATTTGTGTGATATAAAAGTCCACCATCTTGATACCCAACACTCTACTCATGTCATCCACGTGCGTGTTCGATTTTAAAGTTAGGTCGAGAGAAAATGTATTGTTCGTACCATTTACAAAATCCGAATCGATTAAGACGTATTGAACCTTTTTAGGTATGTCTTCAGGGGACATTATAATATATTCATCGAAAAAAAAAACCTGTATATATTATAATTATGATGAGACCACAAACACTGGCCGTAATTTTCATCGCTTTGCTGATTATGGGTGCAGTATATTACTATTACTTCACAGATGATGAAGATGAAGGTTTTTTTACGAAATTGTTTAGTAGCGATAAAAAAAAGAAAAAGGAAGAGGAAGAGGAAGAGGAAGAGGAAGAGGAAGAGGAAGAGGAAGAGGAAGAGGAAGCCCCGTCTCCTTCAGTACCACCAGTACCACAGATCGATTTACATCCGCTCAGTGGACCCGCTTTTATCGTGTTTAAAGGTGGTAAGGTTTTGTTCCCCATCGATTCAGAGACGGGTACCAACATCGATGTTAAAAGCGATGGCACACGCTCGAAGGAGATGATCGTGAACTTGATCCCCGTGACCGGTAGTGCGGGTACCTACAACTTGTACTCACCAGTACTCAAAAAGTACATCAAGCATTCCGGTACCAAAGGATTCGCTTTCGTCGATAAGGCACCAACATCCAGTCTATACAAATTTACATTTCATTCCATCGGGGACATGTACGCCATGTCTTTCACACCCGCCGACGGTAAGAGACAGTTTATCGGTCTCAATTCGAGTAATGGTATCGTGAAAACGCAAACCGTATCCGAATTGAATCCCGATGGACTTTTTAAATTGGAAAACGCCAGTTCCCCTCGCTTCATTTCCACTGGATCCTTCGGAAGTGGTACTGGTGATGGTACCGTGATTTCATCGGGTGGTGATCCCTTCAAAACACTCGGTGAGTGCATCAACTACATGGAACTAAACATGGAAGATGAACTCGATAAGTACAAGGCGGTGGCTTATAAAAGTTCGCCCTCTGAATGCCGCGGGTATGGGAAGAATGCTACTCACAAAGCTGATGACCCTGGTTGGCTTACGACTTGTATAGATAAGAATAAGAGTGTAGGTCAAGGGTGCTTATTATCAGATTCCTAAATATTTTATCCATTTCAGAATTCATAAAAGTATATAAAAGGGTGACGCGCCAACCAAATACATGTACTTTACCGCAGTCGTAAACACCATCAGTACCATGGGACCTTATTACGCAAAGTCTGTGTATAACTGGGTCAAAGCTGCCGTGTGGGACGCACCTCTACGTGTGTACCTCGATGTTGAACTGGAATTTTTGAACCTAAGTCGAAGTCAAACTCGACAATCACAAAATAATGAACAATGATTATTCACACCGTAAACGAATGTGGTGAGATTCGGGTCATAGAGGTTATACCCACACAAGATCATAATATGGAGCGTCGTGATATACTCGAAGTACTCCTTACGAAATGCAGACGACTCATGTCTTTCGTAGAGAGTGTAAATCGAGATACGAGAAGAATCGCTAATTTGTATATGAATATTCGTTTAGCATTTTATATGAACGATGACATAACCGATTTGATAGAAGAATATGAGTATTGTAAGCGTAGCTCTAGATTTTTATAATATACTTTTTAAATCTCGAGTAAAATTTGGATATATCTTTGGTAAATCACCCCATAAAAGCTCAGAATTGACAAACGCGTCCGTGACCCCTTCCCCCAACAATGGTTCTAATAATATCCAATTCGGTTCGTCGTATTTAATTTCCGTACACCCCCCGGCAAACTTTCGACAGTATAGATACCACGCAGCAATACTCTCATAAATGTGTTTGGGGTGAATACCCAACTCGAGGCATTTTCTTAATGATGGAACCACGAATGTATGAAACTTGATGAATCCATCCATGCATATTCTATCTAGATTGTCTGAATTGTTGGGATTTGATAATCGTTCCTGTACCTGTCTGATATAGTCGTACACATCGAATGGAAGTGGAATATCTATGGATGGTCCAATCTCTTCAAATTGTAGTCGCTCAAAATGCATCTTGTGTTTGGGATCGTTCATGACTTGATCGAACGTCGTGTAACCCGAGAGTACACCCATGTAGCCGAGGGCTGTGTGCCCCCCATTGAGGATTCTGATTTTGGTTTCTTCGTATGGTTTTATATCGTCCGTGATGATGACATCAACCTTGGTGAGATCTGGAAACACAGAGGCGAACGCATCTTCTATGATCCATTGTGTATATTCTTCAGTTTGAACCGCACTGTGACCATATCCAGGGAATACAGTCTCCACCTCCTTGCGAAGGGCATCTGTGGTTCTGGGGGTGATTCTATCCACCATGCACGATGGAAATGTGACATTATTTTTGACCCAATTTGCCAATTCGTGTTGATTCGTGTGGTACAGATAGGTTAAAAAATTACTCTCAAGTACTGCACCGTTTTGACGAATATTATCACAAGACATGAGTGTGATTGGTTCTCGGCGATTTCTCAAACCACGCGCCAGATACTCGAAAAGGGGGGATCCGGGGGTATACCCACTTTCTGTGACTGTGATGGTCACGAAATGTACGCTCGGTAGCGTCAATAGATGTTCGGCGATTGTTTTATTTTTGGTCCAATCCACAAAGTCTACATGAGAACACACGACTGTATACGCTGATGGTGTCTTGACGATGTATTCATCGATTTCTCGAAACCCCTCGTCACGAAGGTTGACGGCGACTATCCCCCACCTGAGATCACCAGTCTCCTTCATGTATCTATCGATGTACAACGCCTGGTGTGCTTTATGAAAGTTTCCATACCCTATGTGTATTATACCCGTTTGACATTCAAATGTGTTATACATTGGTTATACTACTTGAATAAAAAAATAATTTAAAGAAAAACCGTCTTTGAAATATAAATAATGATCCTATAGCTCAGTTGGTCAGAGCGCGGTGCTTATACATAAAGTATACGATAAGATGGTTAAACATCTGTAAGTAACGCCGATGTCACGGGTTCGAACCCCGTTGGGATCAAAACAAACCTAAGTTTAAATTGAAATACCATTTAATTAAAAATGGATAACCTTCGCCAGGCTATGCAACTCATCGATGAGTGTACTGATATACTTCCCGAAGGGATATACATGAAATTGTGTTCATATTTGAAGAATGTTTATAATAAACATACAGAGCCAGTATATTTTTTTAATCATGATAATATGAATGATCGTTTTCGAAGTCGTTCTATTCAACTCGATAGAGATTTCATCTATGGACAGCTTATTTATTTGGAAAAGGATCTCGAAAATTATAAACCTGTCAAAAGAATAACAAAACATATCAGGGATCAAGTTTCATTTTATTATCGTGTAGACGAAACGGAGCTCCATACGAAAGGTTTTAATGATTTATGTAAAAATTTTTTGATTGAAGAAAATGCGTTCAGGGAAATGTACAGAGAATCTATCATTAAAAAAATAGAATGGTTAGAACGGGCGTTGGAAAGCCTAAGTTGAGTATTTATCATGAATGATTTATGGGTACCCTCGCCCTCCTATCACCCCCCAGGGTGTACAGGAGGGTTCTCAAGACTCGGAAGCTCATTGATCCGTATAGACAGACATCTATACGGTATATGGGATATGCGAATGAAGTGAGTGAGGCTCTCAATGAGTTTATACCATATTGGGGTCTGAGTGTCTCCACAACCTATATTATATTTGATATTATCGATAAGGGTCAGAATGCTTTTGACGATAGTGAAAAGCCAAATAGGTTTCGTGAATTTATGTTTGCATCATCTGAAGCACTCGTGTGGCAGTTGCTTGCATCAAAAATATGGCCAGGTGGAGTTATTAAAATGACTGTAAATGTAGTAGATTTTATCATTCCCAATGATAATGATTTTTTACCCATTATCATCGCGATTCTTTTAATTCCAAAAATAGTTAAACCCATAGATGATCTCGTAGATGATATGATGGAACGATTTATATCAAAAATTTTGAGACGAATTTTTAATGTTATAATATAATAACTATGTATTACAGCCCACCTGCAAAATCTGGAGGTTCTGAAATGATTATGATCATGATGATGATGATGATGATGTGTTGCTTTTTTTCAGTTCTGGGTGCAGGTGGATGGTATCTGACTCGCCCAGAAGAGGGAGATGAGTGTAAAGGTAAAGACAAAAATGGAAGTTATGTCATCGATGAAGATGGTGACTGTGTTTTAGACGAATGTGACGATGGGTACAAGATGTCTAGTAATGGTAAAAAGTGTATAAAAGAGGAATAAAATAATATATTTATATTTATATGAAAGATTCATTATTAATAATAATCATTTTGGTATGTTTTTTTAGTGCATTTATGAGTATTTTGATTGGTGGGTATTATTTTTATTTCTTTAAAAAGGAGGGAGATGAGTGTGAAGGTAAAGACAAAAATGGAAGTTATGTCATAGATGAGGATGGTGATTGTGTTTTAGACGAATGTGACGATGGGTACAAGATGTCATTTAACGGTAAGACGTGTATACGAAATGTAATTTCCAAACCACTCATAGAAGAAGCCGCAGCCTCGTTCAGCAGATGTGAGGAAATTGACGGTCTCATACCGACATGGAAAACTGAAGAGGTGAAGGCGTATTGTAATAAACAACAGTATTGTAATTGGTTGGATAATACATGCAAATCTATCGTCAAAACCGCGGACGGTTCTACATTCACTACGATTCTAGGTTCATATCAAAAAAATACACCAATTACGTCCACACAATTAACGAATGCATTAAATAATGCGAACAATCCTTCTCAATCAACAGTATCTAAAGCTGATGATATTTATTCAGTTAATAAAGACTATGGAATATCCCTCGATATGCCTAGTGTGGGTGTTTCAGCAACACCCTCCGGTGAACCTAGTGAGGGTGTTGCTGAAAAATCCCCCAGTGAACCTAGTGTGGGTGGCGGTACAGCTTTTAGTAATGAATTACCTGCCGGCGACGGCAGCGGCGGTAGCGATAGCGATATAGCCCGCCGTACGCCTAGTGTGCCTGTTGATGAAACACCCTAAACAAAACCTAAGTGGTTATTAAAAAATGATAAAACATAATCACTCATACCATGGATAAGCTCATGTCACTCATCGATGCGAATAGTGAACACATTCCCGAAGGGGAATATCTGAAGATGTGTGAAGCCATGAAAGAGGTGTATGAAAAAACAAAAACCATGAATGAATGGGCACCACTCAGATCAATAGATTATTATGACATTGAAGAGGAATTGTCGAGTGTTACTCTTGAGTTAGAGAGGCTTCATAAAGAACGCGATTCGATTCATTATCGAACAAGAATGACAAAAAAGATGAAGAGGGATGCCATTGCAGAATATGCATTCACGGAAGGACTTCACTCACTCCGTGAATACACTCCAGAAGCACTCAAAGAGGCTGGAATACATGTGGATCTGAGAGTTGTATATAAAAATTTTCTAGAAGCTTTTAATTATGAAATCTTTCAAAAGAAAAAGGCTGTGCATATGATGGTACAACAGACCCGTGAGCATAGAGATGATTTAGTTAGAGAAATGTATAATGTAATGTAATATAAACCTAAGTCGATTCATAACTACAAAAAACTAAAGTAAACATGGAGTGTCCAATGTGCTACGATAGTCAACCCAATGTACAGCTGAGTTGTGGTCACACGGCTTGTTTATCCTGTCTAGAAAAATGGTATCGTAAGACAATGAATACCCCATCTTGTCCAATGTGTAGAGCTGGTATGTGTTTCAGGGGATACATGAGACTTCGTAAGAAGTGGGAGTCTGACATAAGGGATGAAATTTATGAGGATGTCATGGATGAGGTGATGGAGCAGGTTGAGTGTGATATATTGGATGCATGTTTGATGGTTATTCAGGAGAGGTATTTATACACGATCAGGAAATGG